CGGATGCGTCCGCTGCCGCGGCAGGAGCTGCTGCTGTTCACGGCGCTGAACCCGGAGCCGGGCAGCCCCTATGGCGTCTCGCTGCTGCGCAGTATGCCGTTCCTCGCGGACATCCTGCTGAAGATCTACCGCACGATCGGCAAAAACTGGGAGCGCGCGGGCAATGTGCGCTATGCCGTCGTCTGCAGGCCGGGCGGCGACGGGCTGGAGCGCGGCTCGGCCTCGGAGCGGGCCGGGGCCATCGCCGCCGAGTGGAGCGAGGCCATGCGCGACAGCCAGAGCGGCGTTGTGCGCGACTTCGTGGCCGTGGGCGACGTGTCCGTCAAGGTCATCGGCGCGGACGGGCCGGTGCTCGACGCGGCCGTGCCCGTGCGCCAGCTGCTCGAGCAGCTCGTGGCAAAAACGGGCCTGCCGCCGTTCCTGCTCGGCCTGAGCTGGTCGAGCACGGAGCGCATGAGCGCCCAGCAGGCAGATCTTCTGACAAGTGAGCTCTGGGCGCTGCGCCGCGCCGTCGAGCCGGTGCTGCTGCGCATCTGCACGCTGTGGCTGCGCCTGCACGGCTGCGGCTGTGCGCCGGAGATCGTCTGGGACGACATCAGCCTGCAGGACCTCGTCGAGGAGGCGCAGGCGGACCTGTACCGCGCCCGGACGGAACAGCTGAGAAAGGGGACATAACATGGAGATTCGCAAGGAGGGCGGGCTGCGCGGCGCGGGAGCGCCGGACGAGGCCCGGCTCGCAAAGATCAACGCCTATGCGCGCACGCCGCTCACGGCGGAGGCCGTCTACTGCTTCCGCGTGCGCCTGTGCGACGACCGGCCCGACCGCGACTTTGAGCGCTTCGACACGGCGGCCCTGCCGCGCATGGCGGAGCTGTTTCGCGGCAAGACCGGCATCTGCGACCACCAGTGGTCGGCCGACCGGCAGGTCGCGCGCATTTTTGACACGCAGGTCGTCCGCGAGGACGACGGCGCGAGCTGCCTGATGGCCGAGGCCTATGTGCTGCGC